TTTTTCAATACATTTTCTTATACTGTATTGTAAAGTTCCGAATAAGGCATCTTTAGGTATTAAAAATTTATTTTTTGTAAATTTTAAATTAGAATTTGTATGTATGTAAACTGGATAATATTTAGGATATTTTTCAACAATTATATCAACTTCGTTATTTATTAATTCTTTATCAAATTCTGTTTTCATATACTATTATACTTAATAAATAAAATAATAAAAAAAAATTTGTTTTGTTTTTTTTATATGGATTTAATTTTATTAAATACAGTTTTAAATTTTATTTGGTATATTGGAACAACAATTTTTTTAATTTATAAATTTACATCATTTTTTAGTTGGGTATATAATTGTTGTGGATACCTAATGAAATGTTTTTATAGTTTAAATAGAATATTTACGAAATATTTTACATTTAAAAAATCAGAAAATGTAGATGATTTAGATAATGTTATAGAGAATTATTATCAAAATCATTCAAATAAAGAAAATTTTTTCAAGAAAAGCAAAGGTTATTTTTTAAGTTTTTTTAAAAAAAATATTCCAGATAATGAATCAATATATTGTGAAATAGGTGATGATAATATATCAAATGTTAATTATCATTCAGGAATTGCTGAAATAGTGGAAAATACAAGTTTGAAAAATTCGATTTCTAATTTTTTAATAGAACATCCATTTTTGCCGTTTGCGAAAAAATCAAAATATGAATTGGAAAAAATTCCACAAACAGAATTGACAGTATTTTCAAAGAAACCGTCTGGGTATTCGCCTATGGAATCAGAGAATAATTCAGAATTATACTATTCAGTTTAATTTTTTTATAAATATTAAATATATGTTAGAACAACCAGATCTAAAAAAAAATATATTCATATTAAAACATAATAATGTAGAATATGAAATAAATTTAATTAATGGGAAAATATATGAACATCAAACAAATTTATATGTATTAGGATTTATGATAATATGTATTGTTAGTTTAATTATATTTGTATTATATGATTGGTTAAAAGATATTATGCGATGGTTTTCAGGTGTAAAAGATATATATAATAATAATAATGGTGGTGTTTTAAAAATATTAGGATGGACTAAAGGTAATTTAACTAGAACAATATTAATATTTGTATTAGCTGGTTTAATAACTTTAAGTGGTTTCTTTTTAAAATCAACAAAAGAATTAAATTATATTCCTGAAGTATTAAATAATGAATGGGATAAATTTAGAGAAAAACATGAATATTGGTTTGGAGAATTATCTTATTATATAAACTAATATTTTGTTATTTTATTTTAAAAGTTAATTTTAATGAATTTATTAGAATTAATTTCTTTTTTAGTAATAATTATGTGGCTTTTATTTGTTATATACAAATTATATATATTATATTATAATTGTAATAATATAAATAAAGAAAAGGTAATAATAAAATATATAAATCCGAATGACAACTTGGATTATCAATTTGATTCTAAATTTTTTCCGAGTGTTGTTTTTAGAGATATGTTTTTAAAGGATAATCCGATAATAGGTGCGTCAACAATAGGGACACAAACGAGAAGTTATTTAATACCGAATACAACTACACCATATTCTGCATTATATTCTACACCTTCTAGAAATGAACAAAATGGTGAAAATGTAGATTCAGAACCTCAATTTAATTTGACATCATTTAATCAATTATTTAACCAAACTTTGGGGAATTAAGTAGATAATTAGATTTTTGGGGAATTTAACTGGGATTAATTAGATTTTGGGTGTTTAAACATTTAATAATTAAAGAAACTTCGATAATATTTAATATTAATAATAAAACGATACAGATAATGAATAAATAAATATAAATATAACTTTTGCCAAAAATAATATTACTTAATTCGTTGTATACAATTTGTAATTTTTTATTATTTTTATCATTTTTAATTGTTTTAGATAATATATTTATAATATCATTACATAAAAATTCGGAGACATCCATTATTTTTTTTAATTTAAAAAAAAATTTAAAAGAAATTTTAAGTTTAGAATGTTTAGAATGTTTAATTTTCGACTTTATTAATTTGGCCGACTTTATTGACATAAATTTTTAATTTATTATTATTTTTTTTTTCTTGAATAAATTTTTCTTCGAGTTCTTCATTTTCGACTTTGTAATTTAAATTGTAATTATTATTGGAAAAACTCCAAAATGGTTTAGAGCCGACTTTGAAATCTTTGCGTTCTTTTGCTTTATAATAAAAAATTTGGTCAGAATAAGAATTAAAATTGCCGGTTAATTTGATGACTAAGCATTCGTGATTTTTAGTACATTGTTCAAAGATATTATTGAAGCGTTCGAATGTGGGAATCATGCCGCAATATTCGTCATAAATTTTTCTGCGATTTTTTAGATTGGGTTCATTGAAAAGAAAAATGTAATCGATATTATTACGTAAATCGGGAGGGATGCCCAAGATATATTGTAATGCGATAACGGAGAATAAATTGTAATGTCTTCCGTTCATGAATAGTCGTCGAATATGTTTATCTTTAATCCAGTCGCCTTTATCAGATAATAGGTCATCTAAAATGATAAAAAAGTTATTATCGGAGCATTTTCCTTTATCGTCGCCCAAACCATTTTTGCGGGCTTTTGCTAAATTTTTTTTTTGCATAATGAATACGTTTTCTAATTCATCAGATTTAAATTCATCATGAATAAATATTGAGGGTATAAAATAAGAATAATAGGGGCTAGCTTCTTCAGAGCCGGACATGACGATTCCGGCAGGAATATTTCTGAAATGATATAAAATATCGCGAATTAAAAAAGATTTTCCAGCACGTCGTTTTGCTACGACTAATACACAAGAGTCTCTTTCCATAGTATTTATATTGAATTGTTTAAGTTCAACAGTTTCAATACCTTTTGACATTCTTAATTAAAAAATTTAAAAAATATTTGGATTTAAATTTTATTTTTTAATTTAGATTTTTTTTTTGGGGATTTGTAATTATTGTTCATGTCGATATTAATTTCGTCATAATATTTCAAGACATAATCAATAATATTATTTTCAAAGCACCATTTAAAAAAACATAATTGTCCGCAACTAGTATCAACATAATCTTTATCTCCTTTATCGAAATAGAATTGCATTTTATATTTACGACAAAATGGGTCAAAAAAAGTTTTTCTATAACTGCGTAGTGCTAATTTATAATTTTGCCATACATTTAAATTTTTTGGATTATATTTGGAATTATTTTTACTAACGGTGCTAATATCATATTTTTTAGAATAAATTGTAATAAAATAATCTAAAATTCGTAATGATATTTTTAAATTTTGTGATTGTTCTTGGTCAATAATAGATTTTATAAATTTTAAATAAGTAATATTATTTGAATAAAACATTTCAAGGTAATCTAATAAAATTGAAATTTTAGCATTATTATTTACATTTTCTTGAAAGGAAATTTTTGTCATCTTATTCATTATAAGAAATAAAATTTATTTTTTTAAACGCACTAATTTTTTTTTTTTATTTGGTAAAATTATAAATGGGAAATTATTTACAAGGAGAACGAGGACCACTAGGACCACTAGGACCAGCAGGGCCACAAGGACCACAGGGACCAGCAGGGCCACAAGGACCACAGGGACCGGCAGGAGGACCACCAGGACCACCTGGAGGACTTGGACCACAAGGTCCAAAAGGAGACGTAGGACCACAAGGACCGCCAGGACCACAGGGTTCACTTGGACCGCCAGGACCGCCAGCGGATATAACAGCTATAAGAAATTCAACGATTTGGTGTGCGGATGGAAAAGTTTGTTCTTTAGGGGAACATAAAGTATTAAGAGATGTTTGGTATGGGCCATATCAAATAGAATTTGGGAATGGTGGATGTTTAGATTCAGGAGGTTCTTGGACTTCAAATAATGGAAGAGCAACATGTGGAAAAAATAATACAAATCAGATGTTTTGGTTTCAACCAATTACTGGTCAAATAAGAAATCATGCTGGAAAATGTTTACAATATAATACAGAAAATGGGGGAAATTATAATTGGCATACTTGTTCATTTGGTGGTAATAATGAAAATCATAGACAACAATTTTCAAAAATAGAGCAAAATCGTTATGCTGATTATTATGGAGGTTGTTTAGATACAGGAAATTCAAATAAACGAGCGATGTGTCAATTAGATAATAATAATCAAAGAAGTAGTTTACATGCTGATGTACAATTTTAATGATATTTGGGTTTTTAAAGTAATAAAAATTATTAAAGATTAGTGAGACTAAAGAAAGTAGAAATAAAAACGTCGAATAATAAAAATATGTTTTGTTTAAATACAAAGCATGAAGAAAAAATGAGTTTTTTTAATAATAAAAAAAAGATAAATCAGATAATTAAAGATAAAAAAACGAGATTGAATAGTTTAGATACATCCCATTTTGATTATGCATTTCAAAAAAAAAAATTAGAAAAGGAAATAGAGAATTTACAGTCGGGGAATGAGATGATAGAGTATTTGACGAATACGTCAGAATTACTAATGAATTATAATACAATATTAAATGAAGAATTTAAATTGGAGAATAATAGTGATATAAATGATGAAATAAAGAAAAATGAATTATTGATACTGCATGAGAAAAAAAATAATATTATTCAGGATTATTTATGTATAACAAATGATTCGAATTTACATAAATTTAATTATATAAGAAAATATATACCGATATGTAAATATTGTAATATTTATATGTTTAAAAATGAGTATGATTTATTTTTTTATTGTAATAAATGTGAGTATACAATAGAAGAATTGAATTTAGCGTCGGAATTATCATATAAAGAAAAGCAAAATCAGAACTTATCGCCGAAAAAGCCGAATCCGTATGAGAGAATAACATATTTGGAAGATTATTTGAAAAAATTGGAAAATAATGATAAAATTATTCCGCAATATGTAATGGATAAAATTATTAATCAAATAAAGATAGAGAATATAGATATAAATAAATCGGGAGCGGAGGTGAAAATGAAAAAGATTTTAAAAACAATAGACCATCCGGAGTATTATAGTGATAGAGTTTTAATAATAAATAAATTGAATGGAAGGTCTTTAAAAATTCCGGAAAATATAAAGCAAGTTTTATATTCAATGTTTAAAAAAATCCAAGAACCTTATAATAAATTTAAACCAAATAATCGTTCAAGTTTTTTTTCATATCCATATATATTGTATCAATTTTTTAATATATTAGGATTACCGGAATACACAAAATTTTTTACATTATTAAAAAGTGAGGAAAAATTAAGAATTCAAGATGAAATTTTCAAAAAAGTAATAGATGAATTGAAAAAAACAGATAATTCAGGTATTAATTGGAAATTTTTTCCAACAATTTAAATCGTGATTTATTGTTCTTGTTCTTTTAATTCTTGTTCTTTTAATAATTCTTGTTCTTTAAGTTCTTTGTTGAGATTTTCGGGAAAATATTTATCACGAAAAACTTGTTCAATTTCTTTGGAAGCGGTATAATGTGATTTATCAGTTTTATTGAAATTGGTTAAATGGTGTAAAATAATATTCAAATTATTTTTTAAATCATAAACAGTTTTGTTGATGTTAGCATTAGAATTATTAATTTTGGAAAAATCTTTAATTATGATATTAACTAAAGCGGGGGATTTATTGTCCATGTATTCATATTTATCGCGTAATAAATTGACTCGATTAATATATTCTTGTCCGGTGTATTCTTTTTTTAATTTAATAATATCTTTTAGAAATAAATTAATTTGTTCTTTTAAATAATTTATTTCAGTTTCAGACATTTTTTTAATTTGTGTTGAGTTCATTAATAATTTAACTTTAAAAAAAGTAAAACAAAAAAACGTAAATATTTCTATTTAATTTAAGCGAATGCGCCGGTATTGCTGGCGACGGCACCATTTAAAAACCATCTGGTTCCGCTACCAACTACAGAGACAAAATCGCCAACATTTCCGGATGTTCCAAAAGTGAAAGAACTTCTTGCGGTATTTGCGGAATTGACGTTTCCGTTAGATACGGCGGAATTGAGAACTCCGTGTAAACATGCTGAATCGGAGGTTGCTTTTTGAATTAAATGAGAACCGGCGGTATTAACAGCATTTAGGACTACATTAAAATTATGTCCGGAAGCAAAAGAGACAGGAGGTAATGTGAGAGTTACACCGGATGTATTACTTAAAAATACGGTTTTGCCGGAATCTAAGCCAGTCAAAGTATAACTTGTAGCGGTTACATTTCTAACAGGAGTATTAACCGCGGTAGGAGTAATACTTTTTGTAATTTGAACACTGGAAAAGGTTTGAGGAACTTTACTTGTTTGAGACATTTTATAATATTAAATTATAAAAAAAAAAAATAAATTACAAACTTTTGTTTTTACCATTCAATTTTATGTAAACTTGTATAAATATTTTTTAAAAAAATTAAAAAAAAAATTATGCATATAAATTATAATGTATTTAATAATTATTTTGAGAACAAACTGGAATAGATGGACCTAATTACACATTTGAAAGTAATGTTATAAATTTAATTCTAAAAAAGAATAACAAAAAGCATCACTTAAATCGTCTTTTTTTTTTGAATTTTTGAAATATTCAATGTATTCGTCTTTATTAGATATATAATGAGTATTTAATATCCATTCAACGTGAATTATAGATTGTTGTTTGCGTATTCTGTATTTATCTTTTGTTTTTAATAAAATATCTGGACCATTATAGTATTTACTTATTTTTGATTTTTGAGATGCCCTAATAAATTTTATAATAGTTTTTGTATTTATATATTTCTCGCATAATTTTGAAAAAATAATATTTGATATTAATTTCATTTTATTATTTATTTTAGGTTGTAGTTCAATTAAGATTATATTTATATCATCAAATAATGTATTATTAATAATGTTATTAAATGAATTAATTACTTGAACACATATATGTTGTAATGTCATGTCTTTAATTTTTTTATTTTTAATTATTTTGAATTTAGTATTGGGATTTTTTTTAATTATTTGATTTAAATGAACTTTACACAAGGATTCATTACCTAAATTGAATTTTGCTTTTCTTTTACATTGAACACATTCATTGTTATTTTCATGTAATAAATTTTCATCTTTCCAATATTTAATTTTACAATTTGTGGAAAGTTTTTCTAATAAACATACACCTAAATTTCTTAAACCTATATCAAATGATAATACTTTCATAATAAAAATATTTAAAAAAAGAATTAAAGAAAAAGTTATTCAAAAAGTAAGAAATTTGAATTCTTTTTTTAAAAATAAAAGATAATGAAAATTACAAAAAAGGCGGCAAGATTTAATAAAGTTTTGCAAAGTGCAAAAAAAGCACTTGATACTGCCGGTATTAGATTTCATTTACATGCGGGCACAGCATTGGGCGCTCATCGTGAAAAATCTTTTATTCAACATGACCATGATATTGATTTAGCCGTATATTTTAAAGATGTAAACACCAATTCACAAGTTAATAAATTAATAAAATCTATGAAAGAAAATGGATTTGAAGTTAATAATATATTAGGACGAATGAAAAATGGTAAAGAAATTCAGTTTATAAAAAATAATATTAGTTTAGATATTTTTTGGATATATCATGGTGAATATCGTGGTAAAAAATATTATATTTTAGCCTCATATTTCGGAAATTGTGATAATTTACCTCATAAACAATGTATATGGGGATATAGACCTTATACCGTAAGAAAAATTAATTTTTTAGGTGAAAAATATAATGTAGTTCCTAAAAAAACACTTGTTGATATGTATGGTAAAGATTGGCATATTCCTAAAAAATACGGTTATTTTGAAGGAATAGAAAAAGAACATTATAAAGGATTTTTAAAAGATTATTATAACCCAAAACCAACAAATAAAAAAATAGCATTTTGCTTTCTATTATATGACACAGTTAAACATTCTCAAATTTGGGAAAAATTTTTTAAATCTGACGATTATCCCGTAAAATCATATAATATTTATAGTCATTTAAAAAGTATATCAGACAAAACTCCCAAATGGATCAAGAATAATAAAATTAAAAATATAAAAACAGGTTGGTGTGAAGAATCATTAGTAAACGCTTGGATTAAAATGTTGAAAGAAAGTTTAAAAGATAAAAATAATCAATATTTTTGTTTACTATCTGGCGAATGTATTCCTTTAATGAATTTTCAAAAAACATATAAAGCAATTACAAAATCAAATAAATCCAGAATTAATATTGATTTTAACTCCCATATTTATTCAAATACTGGTTTATATTACGCCGACCAATGGATAATTTTAAATAGAAAACACGCAAAATTATTAGTTAATTTAAAAGAAACTCAAGACGGAAAAATATTTAAAAAAAATATAAGAAAATATATGTGCGATAAAGAATATTGTTATTGTCCTGATGAAATTTTCCCTGTTAATTGGTTTGTTCATAAATACGGCAAACCAACTTCTACTAAATTCAAAAAAGAATTTTTAATAGGTCCATCAACTTATACGTTATGGAAAGGTGGCCCACATCCTATAAGATTCAATAGAAATCAATTAAAAAGTTATAAAAAAAAAATATGTAAATCAGGCGCTATTTTTGCTCGTAAATTTAATAATATTTCCGCAAAAAACATTTCCCAAAGTTGTTAAAATTCATACCTCTTCTTCTATCTCCACCACATTGTATGACTCATGGAATTGTAAATTAACGAATTAAATATACTATTACCATCAATTAAACCTATTATCCAATATAAATAATCGCTGTTGGTAGTTTTTAGTAAAACAGGTTCATTTTTTGATGATAAAGGATGCCATAATTTAATATTTTCTATAATAAATGGATTTTTTGAAAAATACAACTCAAACAATTGATTAATTCTTTCTTTTTCTGTTTTTAAAATAATTTTACTTAAAAAAATTTTTCTATAAATATTATATTTAAAATTTTTATTACACATTAAACCCATAATATAACATATTTCTTTTGTTGGTTTTATAAAAGTTTCATTTTTTTCAAATCCCAAATTATTTACCGATATTACATTATTAGGTCCCTTATAAATTGTTGATATTGTTGATAAATATTCATTCCAAGAATTAATTAATTGTTGTTTACTTCCATTATTAATTATAATATTATTTCCAAAATCAGTCCATAATAAATTTATTTCAGATGGATGATTTGATATATTTTTTCCTATAGGTCTAATAATAAACCAACATTCTCCCTTTAAATCTTCAACCATTTTTTTTTCATTTATAAAACGCGTGTCTCCAATACAATAATATTTATTTGGATTATTTAATATTTTTTCTTTAATTTTATTAATATGCCAAAATTCATTATGTTTTCTAATTAAATCTGTTCCAATTATTTGAAGTATTTTTCTTATACTATCAAATGGCTCAGCTAAAAATTCTGAAACAATTTTTTCTTCAATATTAATTTCATTTGATATATATTTAATTTTTTTAGTCAAATCATAATTACATGGTGTGTCTTTATATTCTTCTAAATAATCTCTTGATATATTTAAAGAATTACAAACAAGTTCTTTTAAAGAATCAGCAAAATTAATTAATTCATAATTGTATTTAATACAAACTTGGGTTAATAATGTTTTACCACTATGTTTTCTTCCGCTAAACGATAAAATTTTTGGCAAATTTGACATTTAATTTATATAAAATTTAATTAATTCAAATTTTTTTTGTAAAATTTTTGGTAAAATAAAATGAATTTTTTTTTTAAATTTTAAATTTATCAATGTCATTAGACTCGTCGCGTTATAATATTTTTCCTATTAAATATGAAAATTTTTGGAATTTTTATAAAAAACATTTAAGCACATTTTGGGTAGTGGAAGAAGTTAATTTATCGGACGATTTAAAAGATTGGGAAAAATTGAGTAATAATGAAAAGTATTTTATTAAAAATATTTTGGCGTTTTTTGCCAGTTCTGATGCTATCGTTAATGAAAATTTAATTATTAATTTTTATAATGAAATTGATATTCCTGAAGTTAAACAATTTTATTGTATTCAAATGATTATTGAAGCAATTCATCAAGAACAATATTCATTATTATTAGATACATATATTTCTGATACTAATGAAAAAAATAATTTATTTAAAGCTATTGATAATATTGATATTATACGTAAAAAAGCCGAATGGGCTGTTAAATGGACATCATCTGGTAATATGTTGAATACATTAATTCCAAAAGAAACAATGAATGTATTACAAAATTTAACTAAAAGTCAAAATTTAAATTTAAATGAAAAAATAGCACTAAATTTTATAACAAAACAAAGACCATCTTTAGCGCAAAGATTATTAGCCTATATTTGCGTAGAAGGTATATTTTTTAGTGGGTCATTTTGCGCTATTTATTGGTTAAAATCTCGCGGAATTTTACCAGGCTTGTGTACTTCTAATCAATTTATTGCTCGTGATGAAAATTTACATGTTGAATTTGGAATTGAAGTATTTAATACTTTAAATTTAATAAATCAAATAGATGTAGAAACTGTTCATAAAATTATATTAGAAGCCGTTGATTTAGAAAAAGAATTTATTACACAATCATTACCTGTATCTTTAATTGGTATGAATTCAAAATTAATGAGTGAATATATTGAATATATTGCCGATTTTTGGCTTGTTAAATTAAATTGCCCTAAATTATTTAATACTAATAACCCATTTTCTTTTATGGAATTAATTTCTGTAAATACAAAAGAAAATTTTTTCGAATTAGATGTATCTCAATATTCCAAAGCTGGCATTTTAAATGATGAAAATGACATGCAAATCAAATTTGATTGCGATTTTTAAGGAAAAAAATAGAAATTAAAAAATAAATAATAAATATGGGCGGTTTTACATTGTATGGACCTAATTATACATTTAAAAGTAATAATGAATTATCTATTAATAATTGTTTTTGTTTAGGATTACAAAGAGAAATAGATTACAACACACAACAATTTTTACTTAAAAATTATCCTAACCCTATTCCAAATGAATTACTATGGAATCTTAATAAACAATATAACGCTCATACATCATCTAGTAAATACAAAATTTATACAACAAAGTAAAAATCCTGATTTATTTAATTTTTTTATAATTTTTATTAAAATGAGAATTTAACATTTTAATATTTTTATCTGAATTTACCCATTTAAATCCCGCGTTTCCGCCCCATGTAATCCAACTTAAAATAGCATGTTTATTATGCCACGATTTATCTTTTGGTTTGCCCGCTTTTACCCATTTTTTAAACCCTGGATAACTTGTATAATAATGACGAGCATACCAATTTCTCATAAATCTTAAATCTTCAATTGATATACATTCTTTTGTTGATAATTGTTTAGCACGACGCCATCCAGTATTTGTCGCACCTTTAAAGCCCATTTTTTTCAATTTAAACGCATACATCGCCCATTTTTTAACATTTGCTGGAACTTTAATCATTTTTGTGCTTTTTTTACCATAAAATTGCAACCGAATTTTCCCTGAACCACTTTGATTTAACCAATCATATTTTTTAGATTGCGGTAAAGAGTGTTCTAATACTTTTTTTTGATTAAGTGAAGTTAAAATTTCTTTTTCTAAATCATTTGCCATTTTTTCTAATTCGCGTTTTTCTTTAATTTCAGGACGTGAATTATATTCTTTTATTTTTTCTTTAATTTCAGGACGTGAATTATATTCTTTCATGTATTCTTTTTTTTTTTCCTTAAATTCTGGACTTGAACGATATTCTTTTTTTTTTTCCTTAAATTCTGGACGTGAATTATATTCTTTCATGTATTCTTTTTTTTTTTCCTTAAATTCTGGACTTGAACGATATTCTTTTATTTTTTCTTTAATTTCAGGGCGCGAAAAATATTCTTTATTATATTCCTTTCTATATTCTTTTCGTTTTTCTTTAATTTCAGGACGTGAATAATATTCTTTCATATATTCTTTCATGTATTCTTTTCTATTTAATTTTCCTGAACCACTTTGATTTAACCAATCATATTTTTTAGACTGCGGTAAAGAGTGTTCTAATACTTTTTTTTGATTAAGTGAAGTTAAAATTTCTTTTTCTAAATCATTTGCCATTTTTTCTAATTCGCGTTTTTCTTTGTCATAGTCTCTTCTTTTTTCTTTAATTTCAGGACGTGAATTATATTCTTTTATTTTTTCTTTAATTTCAGGACGTGAATTATATTCTTTCATGTATTCTTTTTTTTTTTCCTTAAATTCTGGACTTGAAAAATATTGTTTTTCATATTCTTTTTTTTTTTCTTTATACTCTGGACTTGAACGATATTCTTTCATTTTTTCTTTAATTTCAGGACGTGAAAAATATTCTTTTAAATATTCTTTTCGTTTTTCTTTGATTTCAGGACGTGAAAAATATTCTTTTTGGTATTCTTTGTTATTAAATTTCCCAGAACCTTTCTGTAATTTTAATAAACCATCTAAAGCATTTTTTTCATTATATTTTTGTTTTATATAAGGTTCAAAAATTACTGGTGTTTTTTGTAATTCTAATAGAGTTTTTGCGTTTTTGTATTTTAAATTATACTCCTTCTTTTTTTGTTTAACTTCTGGACGTGAAAAATATTCTTTATTATATTGTTTTTGTTTTTCTTTAATTTCAGGACGTGAAAAATATTCTTTCATGTATTCTTTAAAATATTCTTTAACTTCTGGACGCGAATTATATTCTTTTTTATATTCTTTTTTATATCTACCAGAACCTTTTTGTTTCTTAAAATATGTACTACCTTTATTTCTCAAAGATTGTTTTAATTTATTCGCTTTTCTAATAGATGATTTTGATAATTCTGATACAGTTAATGGAGTATTTTTTAATTTAATTGTAGGACGACACAACGGATAAGTTCCACTTTTTGAAAATGAGCTTCTACCACATTGTTGATATTTACCACGTGAAGTTGGTCTATTTAAATCAACCCATTTTTCTTTATACCATTTTGATAATCCTGAATTTTTTAAAGATTTTTTATTTTTCCATTTACCTCCCAATTTTTTATATTGAGAAATAATCCAACTAGATTTATATACACTTGTTTTACTTTTAAATTTTTTATCTGCTTTTTTCTTTATTTTATTATATAATTTAATATTACTTATATTTTTCATTATAATTAAATTTTAAAAAAACAAAATTCAAAAAAAAATTTATTTTAAATAAGTAATTTAATGAATTTTAATAATATTAGTCAATTAGGTGATATTCATTTATCTAATACAAATAGTAAAATTATAGAATTAATAGACTCTAATGGTAATATTGAAAATCCAGAAGTATTTAAACAATATTATTTAGAATTACAAAAAAAAAAACAACAAGAAAATGAACAAGAATTATCCAAAATTAAAAGCCGTCAAGAAATTCAAGACGAAGCATTAAAAGAATACAATAATTTAAGACAAATATTAGGAATTCAAAAAAATAGAAGAAATAGAATTGTTGAACATTTTGTTACTATAGACACAAGAGACGTAAGACAAATCGATAAATTAAAATATCCTAAACCTAATTATTTTAAATATTTTTTAGGAAAAGAATTTAATAATGTAAAAAATGTAGAATTAATTAAAGTTGAATTTCCCAATACAAATGCTGTAATAAATAAAAATAACAACAAAATTTATTGGCGAAATTTAGAAGATATTAACTTGGATATTATTGACACTACCACTAATAATTATCCTGTATATTCTGTATCATTAAGAATAGGTAGTTATAATATATCTAGTTTACAATCTGAAATTCAATCAAAAATGAATTTAGTAAAACGTAAAAATGGAGAACCAGGTTCAGATTATCATTCAATGAATGTTTCTTTAGATTTTGATACTGACATTGTCAAATTTACATCATTAACATTACAATATTTAGCAAATAATCCATTTACAAGTACATTAAATTCCGGAGTTGTAATTGTTAACGCGTCTAATCACTCTTTTTCAAATGGTGAAATTGTATATATTTCTGGCGCTACTGGATTTGCGGGTTTATCAACTTCTGATTTGAATTCACAATTTGCTATCACATATATTGACACTAATACATTTTCTATAGAATTAAATGTAAATGCTACTGAAACAACAACAGGTGGTGGTAATACTGTTCAAGTCGGTAAAGAAGCACCATTCCAATTTTTATACGGTGAATACAACATTAATGTTGCTCAAAATATTGGTTATCCCAGAGAAAATAGTTCTTTACGAATAGATACAGAAATTTCTAGTATAAAAAATGTTAATTTAATAGAATTAAAAACTTTTCAAAATCATAATATGACTTTAAAATATAACAACACTATTGATTCTTTTATTGGAAGTTTTGTGGATCTTGATTTAACTAATACTGTCCCAAATATTTCTAAATATAATAATATTACAATCTCTTCTCCTGATGACCATTTTATATTACCCGCACAAACTGGATTAAATTTATCACAAATATTATTACCAAATACCGCAAGTATTGTTAATAATAATTATTATTATATTAGAATAACTACTGGATTAAATAGCGGAATAACTCGTAAAATATATAATTATTCAGGCTCTTCTAAATTAATTACTTTATTTATACCACTGGTTTATCCATTAAATGAAAATGACGAATTAGATGTTTATTTTTATCCTTCTTATTCTGGATATTATAATGAAATAGCTTATTTACCAAATAGTGATTCTATTTGTATTATCGGATACAATATGAATACTAGTATTCCTGAAGAAACATATACTTTACCTAATCAAACAGGTATGGATTTATATTCTATTAAATTACCAGTAACTGCGAGTTTTATTAATAATTACTATTATGGATGGTATTTAAGAATAGTAGAAACTGGTGAAATAAAAAAAATAATTAATTATGACATATTAACTAATATTTTAATTATTGACCCAAAAACACCATTAGAAAAAAATGTTTTATTGGGATTTACTATTTTATTATACAAATACCCAACTCAATTATCTTTATCTATTGAAAATAACGGAGATTTAAGTGAAAGTCCATATTTTTCTTTTAACAATAATGGCAATATGACCATTTATAATGTTTCTACAATAAAAAATTACGATTTTTCATTTGTCAAAGTCGAAACTAATATAAATCATAATTTATCTGAAATTGATGTTAATAATCTTATTAATATAACAGATACCGATTCTATTCCAACATATGACGGTAATAGAAATGTTGCTAGTATTTTGAATGATAAAAATTTTTTATTAAGCGGAACTGTATTTACTGGTGGTGAAGGAACTACGGGCAAAATTCCACGTAATAATCCTTTAAAAACTTATACTTATGCCATTCAAAATGTAATTATTTATCCTACTTATGCAATTTTTCAAACTAATGAAAATACTATTTTACAAATTGGGGATAATATTAAATTTTATAATATAACTTCTATACCTAATAGTTTAAATAATAATATTTATCGAATTCAATCAATACCTTCATCTAATACATTTATTATTAATGGAGAATTTAAATCTATTAATATATTAGAAAATACATATATAGGAACTGGTATAATAAAAGTATCTTTACCTAATCATAATTTTAATAATATAATTTCTTTAGAAAATGATGACCCCGGCGAAGTTATAATTCAAACTCTTTTACCGCATAATTTAAATACTGGCGATAATATAAGAATATCTAATACAAATTGTATTCCCAATATTGATGACTTTTACGGAATTCGTTATATTTCAGATGATACATTTTCAATCAATTTTTATACACAACAACCTCGTTTTGGTGAATTACCTAGTCAATTAGGTGTATTAAGTAATGAAGTAAAATTACCTTCAACTATTTCTTCTGTTTCTGAAAATTTTATAAAAATTCTTTCAACTGACGAATATCATTTTATTTCTAATTTCAATAATACTACTAAAATATTAACTATTGAACAAAATTGGACTACTCAACCATTAATTAATGACCAATTTATGTTATATACTGTTGATACTGCTTTTACTGAATCATTACCTGTTCAGTCAGGAGTTGCTATTAATCAAATGAAAATAAATTCATCAAATGCTAATTTAGTTAGTATTGGGGATTTTGTTAAAATAACTTCTGGTAGTGAAACTGGAAGTATTAAAAAAATTATTTCATTCAATTCATTAACATATATTATTACATTTGATTCTAATTTCAATAGTAATCCTACTGTTGGTGATACATTTTTATTATACAATGCTCCTTTAAATACTAATGGAACTAGTGGTATAATTGGAGCATCTAATAAATTTTATTTATATGGCTCTAATAATATTGGCGGAATTTCTAGCGATTTAATTAATGGGAAAAATGTTTATGACCAAAATAATCCCAATGAATTAAACCCCCATACTACTTTTCATACTATTCGCTCAATTATTGATGCAGATAATTTCACATTTACCGTTGCTACGGCTTTTTCTACCATTTCTGAAAATGGCGGCGGCAATAATGTTTTCATTTCAAGTTTAAAACACGGATTTTCCGGAATTCAAGATAATACTAAAAATGACTTGCTTAATCGCAGTATTAATTTAGAAGGCGAAAATTACGTTTTCATTTGTTGCCCTCAATTAAAAAATTTAATTAATTCCGGCAATAATGTTGATAATATCTTCGCACGCATAACTTTAGACGAAAGCCCCGGTAATATCGTTTTTAGTTCCGTTAATAATACCATTAGCCCACCTATCGTATTCACTAACCCATTAAGTAAATTAAATGAATTAGAATTTTCTGTCCGAAATTATGACAACACACTTTACGATTTTAATGACTTGGATTGGAGTATGGTTTTGAAAATATCCGAAGAAATTTACGACTCCGACACTTTTAACGTTTCCTCTCGTAGCGGTGTATAAACAACTAAAATACAACAAAATTTCAAAAAAAATTTCAAAAAAATTTCAAAAAAATTTCAAAAAAATTTCAAAAAAATAATTTCAAAAAAAAAATTCAAAAAAATAATTTCAAAAAAATAATTTCAAAAAAAAAATTCAAAAAAATAATTTCAAAAAAAAATAATTTCAAAAAAATAATTTCAAAAAAAATAATTTCAAAAAAATAATTTCAAAAAAATAATTTCAAAAAAAAATTCAAAAATTCGGAATTATATTTATTCTAATTCACCTGTTATTCCTGCATAAAATGTAGGATTAGGTAAACTGTATTTTTTACAAAATTCTCTTACATATAACGTGTTGAATGTGCTGTAATCTTTTACTATACAACCTATATACGGTTCATTCCAATAAAAATTATTACCAAAAACTAATTCCATTTTATTATCTTTTACAAATTTATGTAATAAATCAAATTGTTCTTGTAATGAACATTCTTGTTCAAATATAATATTTATTCCTTCAGAGTCATCAGGGTCATAAGGTTCAGTGTAATCATGGGTTTTTGTTAATAAAAATTGTTCAACCCATTTTTTTTTATCAATAATGTTAAATATATTATTCCATGTTTCAACTTCAAAATTAACGTTTGGTCCGTACATTAACACTGGATATTGTTCTCCTCCCATTTTTCTACATTATTGTTTTAATTTTTTTTAATTTTTTTTTAAACAAATCATTATTAATTTTATATTCTGTTTTATTTTTTTCAATATTTTGTAAAATATTTGTGTATTCACTTGATTTATTGATTTTTCTACCATTTAATATATTTTTTTCCATTTCTTTTTTCAATAAATATTTATAATTATAATGTTTATTTTTTCTTGAATATATTTTTTTTTTTAAAACTTCTATCTCTAATAACATTTTATCAATTTTTTTTAATTGTATAAATTCCATAATTTATATAAAAAAAAATATTTTTCATTTTTCTCATTAAATAGATATTAAACAATCATCATTTGGATTTTCTATAAAGGAATTATATTTAGTTTTTAATTCTTCATTTTTATTTATAAAACAATCGAAGCATAAATTTATAGCTCTTTTTGAATATCTTATAGTATAATCTCCATCATATTCTTTACCACAACCACCTA